ATAGAGCCGTTTAGATTTATACATTGGAACTGCCAAGCAATACCAAAAGGAGTATTAAATGTCGTTCAAGAAAAATAAATATAAAGTATTAAAAGCANCAATATCNCCTGAANTANCAGAGTTTGTTTANACNTATTTTTTAAANAAAAGAACNGCNGCNAGNTTTTTNTTTGATCAAAAATATTTNTCACCATTTAACACAGAGTATGGTGTATGGAATGATGANCANGTTCCTAATACTTATTCACACTATGGTGATATGGNAATGGAAACATTANTNGNNNAANTAAATGACAAAATGNANAAAGAAACNGGANTAAAGTTAAGTCCTACTTATTCCTTATGCAAGAATTTATAAAAAAGGAGACATCTTGGCTAGACATAAAGATAGATATTCATGTGAAGTATCTACTACGTTAAACTTAGGTGGAGACCCATGGCCTATATATTTAGACCCAACAGGTAAAGAAGGTCAAGCTGGTGTTAAGGTTGATCTTAAACCAGGAGACATGTTAATATATTCTGGTTGTGCATTAGAACATTGGCGAGAACCTTTTGAAGGCAAAGATTGTGCACAAGTATTTTTACATTATAATAATGCTAAAGCAAAATCTGCTAAAGAAAACAAATTTGATAAGCGTCCTATGCTAGGTTTACCTAGTTATTTCAAAGGCTTTACAATACCTAAAAAATAATATATACAATAGGCTTGCGGAGGGATGATCCACCACAGATTCCCTCTGCTTTAAAACCTATTGAAATCACTTACAATCTGATATACTACCTAATAAACAGGTTTTTATATGTTACAAAAATTAGGCTTTGCTCCAGGATTTAATAAACAAGTTACAGAAACAGGTGCCGAAGGGCAATGGTTTGATGGTGACTTTGTTCGTTTTAGATACGGTTCACCTGAAAAAATAGGTGGCTGGACACAATTAGGTGAAACAAAACTAACAGGTGCAGCTAGAGCTATTCATCATTGGGATGATAATGCTGGTATTAAGTACGCTGCAATAGGAACTAACAGAATTTTATACGTATATTCAGGGGGTACGTATTATGACATTCACCCTATAAGAACTACTTTAACAGGCGCAAAATTTACAAGTACATCATCATCTACAACAGTCACAGTTACATGCACCGGGGCTCATGGATTAATAGAAGATGACATTGTTTTATTTGACAGTGTAGCAGGAGTGCCCGCAGGATCTACTTACAGTAATGCTACATTTGAAGATATTAAATACATGGTAACGTCTGTACCAACTACTACAACTTTTACAATTACAATGGAGGCTCAAGAGTCAGGAACACCTTTGACTACAAGTGATGGAAACAGCACTTCTATATTGTGTTATTTTACAGTGGGTCCTTCTCAACAACTTGGTGGTTTTGGTTGGGGTGCTGGTTTATTTGGTGGTACTTCACTAGGTGCTGCAACTACAACTTTAGCTTCTACTATAAATGATGCTGTAACCGATATACCTTTAACTAACTCATCAGCTTTTCCATCAGCTGGTGAAATTAGAATAGGAACAGAAGACATAAGTTTTACAGCAAATAATACTACAACTAATATATTAAGTGGTGGTGCAAGAGAAGTTAATGGAACTACAAAAGCAGGACACAGTGGTGGTGCTACAGTTACAAATATTTCTAGTTTTGCAGGGTGGGGAGATCCAGCATCTTCTGACTTTACAATTGATCCTGGTTTATGGATTCTTGATAACTATGGTACAAAATTAATTGCACTTATTTATAACGGCAAATGTTTTGAATGGGATGCTTCAGCAGTAGGAGCTGTTAATACTAGAGCAACAATACTACCTAACGCACCGACTGCATCACGACACGTATTGGTATCTACACCTGACAGACACTTAGTATTTTTTGGAACAGAAACAACTGTCGGAACATCTACTACACAAGATGACATGTTTATAAGATTCTCTTCTCAAGAAAGTATTGATCAAACAGATTCGTACACAGTTAAAGCTGAAAATACTGCTGGTACACAAAGACTTGCCGATGGTTCTAAAATTATGGGAGCTATCAAAGGTAGGGATGCAATCTATGTATGGACCGATACTGCATTGTTCTTGATGAAATTTGTTGGCCAACCTTTTACTTTCTCTTTTGAACAAGTAGGGACTAACTGTGGATTGTTTGGTAAAAATGCATGTATAGAAGTAGATGGTTCTGCTTACTGGATGTCAGAGAATGGTTTCTTTACTTACGATGGTCAACTACAATCTATGCCATGCCTTGTAGAAGACCATGTATACGATGATATAAATGCTACTTCTAGAGATCTTATTAATGCAGGATTAAATAACTTGTTTGGTGAAGTAAGTTGGTTTTATTGTACTGCTGCGTCTGATCAAATTGATAGAGTAGTTACTTATAACTATTTAGACTCAACAACAAAACAACCTATTTGGACAACAGGTACTTTACCTAGAGCAGCGTGGCAAGATTCTGCAGTATTTGATAAACCACATGCAACTTACTATAGATTATCCGACAACGATTCTTCAGATGTTGTTGGTAATACAGACGGAAGTACGATATACTATAGCCAGGAAACAGGGACCGATCAAATTAATGCTGGTGGAGTAGTGACTGCAATTATAGGAACTATAACTTCTGGAGATTTTGATATTACACAAAGAAGAAGTAATACAGGTCAAGTAGTTGGCACACCAGATCTTAGAGGAGATGGAGAATATATTATGAGAATAAGTAGATTTATACCTGACTTTATTACACAGACTGGTGACACTAAAGTTAGTTTTACAACAAGAATGTATCCTAACAGTACACCTGTTACTAAAGACTTTACAATTAGTTCATCTAAAACTTTTCAAAGTACAAGAATAAGAGCAAGATCAGTTGCTTTAAAAATTTCTAACACAGCAACCAATCAAGATTGGAAACTCGGTACATTTAGATTAGANATTGCACCAGGAGGAATGAGATAATGGTAGCTTTTTATAACGCAGCAGATCAGGAACTATACAAAGATTTTCAATTTGTTCCTCAAGAAAAATATAGAACAGGGTTTACAGCACCGGTTCAAGGTGGTGGACAAGATGCGTCTACACCTTCTTTTGGTATACCTAATACAAATGTTTTTACAAATAGTGGTAACAATAGTTTTAATTCAGCAGGAAATGTTTTTGGATATGGCTCACAAATAGAACCAGTGTCTTATGGTCAGTATGGAGCTCCTGGTTATATGGGTGGACTTCCAGGAAATGTTCAACAGTATGGTATTGGTAGACAATTTGAAGACCCTTCAGCTAGTCCGATTGGAGAAACATATAGTTATAAAAAAACAGTTCCGGGTTTTGCTAGAGTTGCAGCTGGATTTATTCCATTTGGAAATACTGCATTAAATTTTTTAGAAAAAAGAATGAATTCTAACAGAGATCAATCAGGTAGTTATAGTGTAGCAGGATTAAATGAAGCCCAAAAAGGGGCCTACAATAATTTAGCGGGAGAAGGAATGTTGTTTGACGGACCTAGTGGTTTGAAAACTTTAACAGGTAAAAATTTTACAGGTAAAGGCTACATGGAAGGACAAATAGAATTAGCTAAAGAGTTTGGTTTTGATAATATGACTGATCAAGAAATTGAAGATGCAATAAATGCACAAGGTCTTGCTAATCAAAATAAATTTAACACAAAAAATAAAGGTTTTAAATATAAGCAAATGTTAGAGGCATCAAAAATGTTTGAAACAAATAAAGGACAACAAGAAAAAGAGGCTAAAGATTTACAAGATAAGATAGACGCAGAAAACGAAGCAGCTGCAAACAGAGGTAGAATTGAAAGTTATACTGGTAGACCTATGTCTGACTACAGAGCAAGTAGACCTAGATCAGAACAAAATTTTACAGGTGGAGGACCTCAAGCTAATGATCCCATAGGTGGTTTTGAAAATAAAAGTGGTATGGGTAGAACAGGTTATTTTCACGGAGGACTAGCAAGTATTTTATAATGGCAAAAATTGTACAATCATTAACTAGAGCAGCAAAAGAATACCAACAAAATAATATACAATCATTGGTTAGGGATCTTGATGGTGTTATTACAAAATTAAATTCTTCTTTTCAGGAAGAAGTAAAACAGGAGATAGAAGCTAAAAGTTTCTTTTTAGAATAATGGCAGTAGTAAACCA